TCTTAACACGCCTGAGTCAATAGTGAACTCCCAGTTGTTAACAACACAACCGGCGTAACCGAAACCTACACCGTTACGTACAACAGTGATAGACGCTGTTCTATTAAGACCTGCGCTGAACGCAGAGCCGGCGGAAGAAGGAGTGAATTCGTACAGGGTCGGACTACTACCGCTCGGCGCAATGTCGTGACGTGAGCAAACACCGAAGTAAGGAGCGTAATTAGCATCGAATTCCATATTGAGATTACCCTCAACATGATAGAAGCCCTGAGTACGCTCAATATCAACAACTTCCTCACGAATCTGCTGCGAGTAGTAAGCATCCTCTGTATAAGCAAGAGTCTCATCTAGAATTGGAATCCAAATAGCCCCCGACGTACTAGGAGGGAGATAAGTGCCCATCGTATCTTCTAAGACAAGACAGACCCATCCTGCTGCACCAAGTCCTGCTGGATTAGCCATTACTAGTATTCACCTCCCTTTCAGGGGTGGAAGTTGCCTGAACCTTTTAGATGGATATTACCACTAGTACCTAGTCCTGCTCGGTCGTTAGCTCAACCGTAACACCGTTCGGAAAGGAGCCAAGACCACTAATATTAAAGACCTTCCCATCAGGAAAGTCTGGATTAAGATATGTCACTTCAAGTGGCATGTTAATTATCCCTTCTCACTTGAAACGTTGTTGCGATAGAGCTACCCATTCCAACCGTGTGCCTACTACTAGATCACCTTTTGCTGCGGCCGGCTGGAACATGCCTGGTGTAACAGACGGAACGTAACAACTGATAAACTGATCGCTGAATATAAGTGAGTCCTCGAGAATTTGTTCGATCTGTTCAGCGAGAGCTATATCGTCGTCACTTCTCTTTTGGTGTGAATCACCTAACTTAGCATGATACACCCAAATGATGCAACTAAGTCTTACATTATATGTATGTAGACCGTGGTACTCTTTATCCTTTGAACCAGCACTAACAACAACAGCAGGATAATAAGGTAAACGACGCTCGTTGTCTTTACCAATGTACCCCAGTTCCAATTCACCTAACTCTACTTGAGCTTTTAGAGCATCAACTACAACGTCGCGGGCTTCGCGTGTGCTAGTAATTAGTGACATTACGCGCCGCTAAAGTTAAATGGCGTACCGAAACGACCACCGGGCGCATTTTGCACAATACCAGCACTTGAAATCTTTATTTGAATTTGATCCGATACCCATAGATCGAACACTTCAAAGATCATTTCTTCTGCTTCACCACTAACACCGATGAACGGGCGCGCTGGAATAGCTGCACCTGTACCTGGACCGGGCATATCGCTAACATCTTCTCCTAATAGTTCAGCAGTAACACGGGAGAATCCTAGTGCTTTACCTGCTTCTGTCTCTGTTCCTGATTGATGGCTATCCCAATAAGGTGCAAGAGCATCCAGGTTCTCTGTATTGTAAAGCAATAGACCCTCTTCACCCTCAATAACAAAGTTACTAAACATTGTGGCCGCCCTCTCTAAAGGCCCCCACAAGTGTAGAATACGTGTGTCACCACCGAGAGAAGTTTTATATTCCAAGTAATCCTTATCGAGTGGAACCCACTTTTTACCATCAGGATCGCTTTCAGTATCAAAGTTGTTTTGAATATCAAGCATTGTAATTCTTGCGCTGGCGCGTAGTGGCCCAGACATATCTTCTAAGTCACTAGCAGCCTCTACAAGTGCTTGTTCTACTTCATCGGGGTCAGGCGTCCATTCCAGCGTTGTTACAGTACCGCCGGAGTCAGCGAACGCACCAATGATGTTAACAGGTATTGGCATTATACGAAGGTTTGATCCATCGTAAACTTTGGTGGATCTGTTGTGTTATTGGGCCAGAAATCATCATCTTGTAAATTGGCACCTTCAACAGTAATCTCGACGCCATCCTCATCAAGTAACGTAAGTTCACCTGTGCGAATTTGGTTAAGCATTGCAACGGCTTCGTTATACAGGTTTTGTGCATACAAGGACACGTCAGCGTCCTCTGCATAACGGATAGCATAATACTTAGCACCAATAAGACGCCCTGCGATACCCCGTATCATTTCGGGGGTATCGTCAGGCGTCGTCCACGATGCTAAAGTAGCCGTAGGAACGAAACCAGCTAACATAGCACGGATGAACCGTGCTGCGTCAATCTGCAACTTATTGGTGTTATCATCATCTGCCTGAATCTTATCCTCAGGAAGATGAGTATTGATATCATCTAAGTTAGCTAGTATCTCGACTACTTCGGTCATTGTTATGAATCCTCGTCTGGATCAAGTACTGCGGTTAAGAACCCCTCATTATTATCTAGCTCAGTGCGTTCTCTTTCCTTAGCTAGATTACTATAATACTGGTTAACACTTAACACATTAGATGTGCTTCTGTCGATGGGAGGGAACTCATCAGTTCTCACGGCACGAGTTCTAACAAGTTCCCCCCACCGAACATCATCTAATCCAAGTAATTCCTTAGTTACCTTAGAACCGGCATGAAGCACTTTACGTTGTGGATCATCCTCGATTCTATAAGTAATGTCAGTCCATGCATAGAACGTTTTAGCAGCCATATACCTGTAACACCTCTCCTGGTGTTTTTGTTACGGTTTATGTTTCGAGGTCAGGATCGTTGATGGCGTTCTTAATGAGATAGCCAGCAACATTAGAAACTAACTTGATATCGTACTTCTGACTGGTACGAACCAAGTCACTCTTACGGGGCTCTTCACGCCAACGGTCAGTCGGGCGAATAGTACCATCTGGATAGACCTGCGCGAAAGTCTTACCGAATGTCTTAGTACGCTGACCAGGCGTAGGATCGACAATACCGATCCAAACATCGTAGCCCCAGAAGGAGACGATATCTTCTGTGGCATCGATGTTATTGGCCTGGTTGTACTTAGAGTCAACGATGAAGATTTCACCATCGAATCCGGTAAGAAGCCTAAATGCGTCAGGCTGTAACAACGAGAAGTTCTTGAAACGCTCAACAATACGAGGATGCGATTCAAGCACGCCGGCTGCATCGAATGGGATCGCCATACGATTCGGGTACCTACCAGTATCACGGTAGATAATACGAATAGCATTACGAACGTCAGCAACCGGATCGCTGACAGTCTGCCACGGTGCTAACGGTGAACCAACAAGAGAACTGTCGTTCCACTGATCGTCACCGCTAAGTGTAAGCACATGGTCAATAGGATAATTGCTGGTATTACGTACAACAGCAGCAACCTTCTGTTCCCATTCAAGCATAATGCTTTGAGTCAATGCTTCTGTTGCATCGCGGTGCGGATCAATTTGAAGATCGCCACCAAACACAGCATCAGCAAGTCCGCCTTGTGACCTAAGTTCCTGATCTTCCTCATCTGCGATAGCAGCCTGCAACGAGTGCTCTTGTGTGAAGAATGTATCCTCACTCCACTTAGCGCCACGAATCTCGTTAGCAACCGTACCCGGCTCACGCCGTGAAGGATAGATCAACCAACCGGAGCGGTCATAAACACGATAACGACCACTCTGCGTTCTTACTGGAGTAAGAGGAAAGAAACGTTCAGCGTAAAGATTCTGCGCTGTAAATCCTACCGAGAAACCAGTAAGAATAGGATCAACGTAAAGCTGACCCGGATCATAAAATGCCATTAGTCAGTCACCTCCTTCTTAGGCGTGAATGTACTTAGACTGGAACAACTCTACAGCAATACGATCTGCTGCTTCGCCTGCTTGCCTTGCACGACCCCAAACGGAATCACCAGAACCAGCAGGCTCACAAAGACCAGCGGCACTAGTAGTAACAAGCTGATCCTTATCAACTTGCGTACCAACGGTCCACTCAGAGATACCAGCAAGAGCAACAGTAGCACCCTTACCTAGATCGATCTCGTCAGTTGTAACACCGAATTGAGCAATACCAAGACCATCTTCACCCTGAGCATCACACTGTTCTACTCCTTCATCAGTAGAACCGCCCTTAACCGCGGTAAACTTGGCAATAGCGCCCTCGGCGTCATAACCCTTTGATAAAACGTAATTTC